TCAATTTGGTCAGAGAAGTAATCACTCTTACTCTCTCCTGCATATTCAAGCATGGAAGATATTGTATTCTCGCATTGATCGGAGAAGTAAAGCTTGGGGCAATTCTTGTCTGTCATGGGTTCTGTATCATCCCAGCTAAGTGCATCATTGATCTTGGCAATACCTGAGTCTATGGACACACCCGGTGCAGCACGGAATACAAATCCCATGTTGCTCATTGTATTGATTATATTACTTTCTCCCTCCTTTGTACGCACTGTGGCTGCACCCATTCGTGGGTCAACTATCCGCTCAAATATCTCCTCACCATCTTCTTGTGCTTCAAAGTAATCCTTGTAATCACTGTACCCCCAACCTAGAGGACGTTGTCCAGGACCAGGCTTGCCCACTGCTTTACCAGCACCATTAATATGTGGGATTGCCCATGCTCCCATTGTACTGTCAGGAAACTCACGATAGACATATATCTTACCATCCTTGGTCACACCTGCCCATAATCCAACCCAAGGTTTACTACCACCCGGATCGCAGATAAAGTAACGGGTAACATTTGCAGATGGATCTAAGATGAATGGTATCTTGCTATGTTCTATTACATTTGTCTCACGCTGAAATTTTGGGAACTTACCTTCAAAACTCTTGCTTGGTATACCAAATAATCGGGCAAGCTTTACCTCCTGTGGTTGCTTGGAATAGGTACGCACAAGTTCATCTGCATCCACAAAGGGACTCATCTGTGACCAAAAATAATATATGCGACAGTCAGGCCAATTAGCAGACACTTGTTCAGTAGGCAGTTCCTTATCCATTAACGCACTATACTTTGACCTGACTGTCGTAGCTCCTTTCAATAAACTATTAACTAATGGCGTGTATCCTTGCAGGGTAGTAAAGGTTAGAATCAAGCGACCATGATTATCTGTAAGTCTCGCCAATAGCGTATTAAAAATATTCTCAGGAATCTCCTCATCTGCATGAATTGCATGGGCTGCCCATCCCTCAAAGATTTGTGGGTCTGCCATGTACTGCCTGTAATTATTAAAGTATATTGTACTCCCTCGCTCGGCATCTGGATGTGTGGGTGGAAGAATTGCTTTGCCTGCATTAAATCCATTCTTCTGTGTATATTGCAGACTATGATTCTCACTCTTCTTCTTGCTTCGCTTGTACCTTGCCGGAAGGGAGTCCCAAATATAACGCTGGGAATCACTTATACTACGCTCCTCACTGACATGCAAAGAACGTATCTCTGCTTCTGGTATGTTCTGTGCCAAGTGGACAAGCAAGCGAGACGCGAGCGTGGTCTTTGAGCTCCGGTTGCCTCCGAGGCAAACATGTATCTTTGTATCCTTCCAATTATCCATGACTCTACGCCACCCAGGAAGAGTCCAACCCCATTCGATTGGATCTTCCTTCTCGCTGTTTGGTTGGTCAAGGAGCAAGCGTGTAAGTGTTTCGGCTCGTACAGGATCTTGTACAGTTAGTCTATCTATCTCCTCATCTGACAATGCACACTTTAACTCTCCTCTATCATACTTAAAATCATCTGTCCAAGGCACGCCAAAGCGTGCGTCTATTTCATCTGCATAGGTTATTTTACCCACGATTTAATATCTCAATACCTACGATGATTGCTTCTTCGAGCGAGTTGCACGGGATTTCCTTTTCACCGATTGTCCAGCATTCCGTATCCGTTCCAACACCTCTGGGCTTAATTGCAAGGGTGGTGGCCCTAGCTTTTTGTAATTGCACTTCGGTAATCTTACAACTGATTCGGATATCGCTCGTCCGTATTTTTTCCAATAAATCGGATTGTATCCCTTGGGTACTTTCACTTGTCATTACATTTGCAGGCATCTTCATAAAATTGCTTCCATTGCTTGCCACATTGCCAACATCTCTGCCATCCAAAGGGGGCTTTTCTTGCCCATAACTTCTGCTGCTCGATAGTCCATTCATCATCACCATCTATCCACTTCATGCTTGTCTGGCTTGCTCCTCAGTTAATTGCTTCCATATATCACAACATCTGACCTTTAGATCCGTTACTTCCTTGGATAACTCGTCATTATGTTTCTCCAGATCAATGACCCTGCTTTTAAGCACCATATTCTCATCCGTTAATCTCCTCACCCATAATGGCCAACTCTCCAACTTCTCTCCCGTGGGGGCATATATATTCATTCTTCGTCCTCCTCATCTAGTTCCATGTCACATTCAAACTCTATGACATCCTGGTCGTAGTATTCTTTAGCTGCATCCACCATACATTGAACAATTTCTTCATCCTCCATATCAGATTCCTCTGACCAACGATGAATCATATTCTTAAATTCGTGGTAACATTGTTCTCTTGCTTGCATGATTTTTTATATCAAATTTTCCTCTGCATGGTTCTTTGCGTGGTATCGTTGTTCGATACACTGAACCATGGGCGTTGATTGCTAGTTGATTCTTGTTCCAAAATCTGTGCCAAGCTTCGTTCATTTCTGTTGTGCTTATTGGGCATTCAATTCCTTCCATAAAGTCTTCCATGCTAGTTCTGCGGTTTGGGGGACAACTCCATTCCCCAAGAGTGCAAGTCGCTTGTTCCTGTAGGGAGACCCATGAGGCTTTCCACCCAATCTGGTGACAACTGTTCTCGGTGACTCCCATTCATATTGCTCTTCCCCTGGTCTAGCAGGCCAGCGTGTCTCTTGGCTTCCTCCGCTAATACCTTGCCACCTGTTCCTGGCTTCCTGCTTCCCGGATTGCCTGCTCTTGGACTTGGCCACATCTTTAGATCCCTGCCCAAACACTTCTGATTGGACTCTAGTGATGTCCTTGCTCCCTCCACATGATCGCTTGCTTGTGGAGTTGCCCAAGATAAAAACTCTTTTTCTTCTGTGTGGAGCGCCAACTTCTTCCGCTGAGAATATGCCTGCCGCCACCTTATAACCATCTTCTTCCAAATCGCTAATGACTGTGGAGAGTCCAAGCGAGATATGTCCTTCGACGTTTTCTGCAAAAATCCATTGAACTCCAATTGCCCTGGCGTGTTCTCTGATTCTAGGCCAGAGGTGTCTTGGGTCTTTTTCTCCTTGTCGCTTGCCTGCTGAACTGAATGGCTGGCAGGGGTAGCCACAAGTGATGCCACGTATTTTTCCACGAAACTCTGATGCTGGGAAGGTGGACAAATCAGACCAGATAGGCGCTTCATCCAGCCTACCTTCTTCAATTGCTTTAACCAATACTGCTTGGACATAAGTTTCCCGTTCGCAGTAGCAGACTGTTCGCACATCCACGCCTGCTCGCTTAATTCCAATCTCAAGCCCTCCGTATCCGGTACAAAAGCTGATAATGTTTTGGGTATTATCCACATTACCTTCTCTTGATACGTTCCCATTCAATGCGCTGAAGCTCATCCTCACTCTCTTCCTCCTCTTCGCTCGGCATGTCTCCTCTTACATCGTAATCACGTTCATATTGCTCGTCATCTGGATCAGGTAACTCTCTCCAAAATTCCCATCTGTCTGGTGCAAAATTAAAATCACTCATATCAATCTATCCCTTCCATCATACTCACCTTCCAAAGTGTACATATCTCCATCTTCCCTCTTGACCTTGACCACACTTCCCAAACCAAATTTACCCGGCTTTGCCCGGAACTTGCCATGTGTGCCATCATCAAATTCTATGAATCGTAAGTAAGGATTACCCGGTAACATATATACCTTGGCCAAGCGTACTTCCCCTATACTCTGTTTAATCATTCCTTCCTTAATCAAAGTACGCTCACTCTTCTCCTCCTCTTCCTTCTGCGGTTCTTCCATCAGAAGTAATTTAGCAACCATCTTCTTGCTCAGTCGCTTCTGACTAAACGCAAGCCTCACCGTAATAGGCTTTACTCCCATCAACTTACTAAACTCCGTGTAGTTCATACACGCCTTCTTTAATATCTCTTTTCCCCTTTTAACATCCATTTGTAGCCTTATGTAGTCTTACACTTGACAATGCAAGTATTTTCTGAAAAAAAGTAAAAATACACTCATGCCTAAGCAATATAAACGACAAGCAAGGAAACCAGGTTCAGTACGTGGATTCTGTGATGATATGACAAAAAATAATATAATTAAATCAGCAGCCAAGATTGCAGCCAAACAATCAAATGGGAAAAAAGAAGCTGAGATCCTTATGAAACAAGATCCAGAACTTCGTAAGTCCATTGGTAATTTCCTACGCTATCGTTTGGACATGACCGAACAGGAGTTCCTCAACCAGGTAAATTCCAAGCTATCTGATATGGTAGCAGATTCATTAAACACCTTACACAACAAGCTAGATGAAATACCCCCACAAAATCTTGCCTATGCTGTCGCAGTACTCATGGATAAATTCCTAACAGTCTCAGGTAGACCATCAAACATTACCGCATCCGCAAATGTAACCCTAGGTTCATCTGATATGTCCCCAGATCAAGTACGCTCCATCCTCAAAGGAGCAACTAAAGAAGTTAAAAAACAACCCACAAAAGCATCCGAAGATAAAGTTGTAGACATCACGCCAGCAGATGATGACTCCGCTAAATAAACAAATCATAGAACTACGCAAAAAAGGTCTGACCTTTCCTCAAATTGCAAAGAAATTAAAATGTTCCAAATCTACTGTATCCTATGCTCTGCGTAAAAAAACACGGGATCTTGCCAAGGAAAGGAATGAAAATTATCCAAGAAGTCTTAAAGCAATCATTAATAAAATCTATTCCTTCCAAAATCCTAAACCACTTTCCAAACAAACCAAGCCTGCCTGGTATCTTAATAAATCAAAAAGACAGACAACCAAAGCAATATCAGATAAAGCCAATCGTTTCCAAAGACCTATGACATTCAATTATAAAGATGTTCATAAAAAATATGGTGACACTTTTCCATGCGCGCTTACAGGTAGACCTATAGACTTTCACGATCCAGATACCTATGAATATGACCATAAGACTCCCACAGCTCGTGGTGGGGATAATTCAATGGATAATCTCCAAATTGTATGCCCAGAAGCAAACCGGGCAAAAGGTATGATGACAGATCAAGAGTTCCTCGATCTATGTAAGGAAATTGTTATCCATGCAGGACATCGGATATACAAACCT